GCATCCCCAGGGTTAGGAAATATCCACATATTTTTAAACTTCTTACGAATTTTAGAGTTTGCTACACAGTTCAGTGCAACTCCTCCACCATATGCAACGCTATCTCCATACCTTCTGGCTATATCGAATATCTGTTCGATTTCATACTCTAAATGTAGCTGTGCTGAGGCGGCGATGTCCTCAGGCGCTTTAAACATCCACTTTTTCCAAGGGATGCCTTTGTGTAAATCTTCATGTACTATACTAGTCATGTCTATACAGGGTGTACCATAGGCAGCCATACCCATAGTTATGTACTCATCTTCATTAGGCTTAAGTCCTATACGTTTCGTTATAGCACTATAAAATAGTCCTAATGACCAAGGATATTGTCTACTCCAAACTTTCTCTCCATCAACCCATACACTTGCTGTATCATACTCTCCAATCGCATCAATTACTACTGTAGCATCTGGTACGAAAGGCGCTGTATAATACGCTGCAGCCATATGGCTTTCATGGTGTTTCATGTGAGTGTCTACAAACTGACCAGCAGAACTAGGTAACATTCCATACTTCTTTCTACGTTCATTCTTTAATTTAGTATCTTCGTAGAATATGGTTGTAGTATCTGCTGTTAACTTTCTTAAGTTTAAAGGTAAACGCTTATCATTCTTGACACGAGTGTATCTCTCCGCTTGTGCGGCAAAGAGTATTTGGTTTCCTTCTACGACTGCAATAGCTGCATCGTGAAACCCTTCGCTAATCCCTGTAAATTTCATCTTTCTTGGGGAAGCTGTGTAGGATTTTCGAGTCCATTGTAAAGCATTCCGTATGCCCTCCAAAATGGTGGGCGGTTTTGTGTCTGTCATTCTTGTACATTTTGTGTAGTTTCTGTTCCCATCTCCAACAGTTGTATATCGTTCCTGTCCAAATCCTCTGTATCCTGATGTCGTAGTTTGTAAATCCACGCCCTCGCTTTACTACGTCTTTGAATGTTCGCCCTTTTGCGATGCCGACTTTTATAGTTTCTCGTTCCCATGTTGCCTTGTTTACTAACACTATCCCATAGAGGACGCCTTCTTTTTCTTTTTCCCACGGATGGTTTTCAAAAAAAGTTTTATTATATACTCCACCACTCATGTATTATCAGAGTCCCTATACTCTAGCATAGACTTATCAAATTGTTTTTGTGCAGTTCTTTTGAAAGACCACTCTAAAAATTTACTAATAAGTTCGCTTAAGTACTTCATACTCGTTTTACAATTCGAGGTATTATTTCTCCACTACGAATAACTTCTACATTACAACCTATTTGTAGGTCTAATGCTTCGATATATCCGATATTGTGTAAGGTGGCACGACTAACTGTTGCCTCTCCTATCACACATGGCTCTAGAATCGCAACTGGCGAAACAGCACCTGACTTCCCGACATTCCATTCAACGTCCAAGAGCCGAGTAACTACTCCAGCCTGTCTTGTTTTTAGAGCGAAAGCTCCTCTTGGATGGTGTGAAGTGTGGCCTAATGTTTCAAAATATATATTAGAGTCGACCCTTACAACTTTGCCATCGTGAGGAAATTCATTCCAATCACTTTGTGTGACAGTGTTAAATCCCATATCTTTTATCATACTCATATCTTCAGTCCACTCAGCACAAATTGCTGGCTGTACTCCATAAGCTATAAATGTCAGATTACGAGACTTAAATTCTTCTAAGTCCTTTAGATTCAAAGCACCACTTGCATAGTTTCTAGCATTTGGTATGTTCTTAGGTGCAACAACTTCTCCAGTAATCTGTTTCAGTCCTTTACTCCATATTTTATTTGGCACTAAAGTTTTTATTTTTCCAGTAATATCTAGTCCTGCTTTACCATCACCACGAGTGAGAGCCTGTGTTAGTACGCCTTCTATATAAGTTATAGACACAGCTGCACCGTCCAACTTGGCAGTCATTATGTGTGGTTTTTTGGAATCCCAATCTGGTTCTTTATCTTCTCCGACAAAGACTTTTTGTAATGAATACATTGGGTAAGGGTGTTTGAATCGTGAATCTGTAGGAGGTATATTATAGTACGGTTTGTCCTGAGGTTTGTATCCTACTTGTGTTTCCAACTCGGTATTCTCTACGAGTCTATCGTATACTTCGTCAGGTAATATAGGATTACCCTCTGCATACTTTCGATTACATAATTCTAGGTATTCTGTTTTATTCATAAGAATATTATACAGAAATTTTAAGGATTTGTCAAGTATTATTTTTTAGAGCTATAAGTATATCTTATCGAGAACTTCTTTGAAATGAGTTTCTAGCACTCCTTTGACCTCTGATATTGACAGAATCTCAACCAACGCCTCAAATAGTCCACGACTATTATTAAAATCTAAAGGCATGGCAATGCCATCCTTGGTAGGTTTCCATTCTTCATCAAAGTCTTGATAATACTTTCTAATATGTAGATACTCTGTTCCACGAAAAGTATTTATCATAACGAATACTTTTTCAGATTTTGCTTCGTTATAACTTATTTCTTTTTCATAGACAGCTGGTGCTTCATGTAGTTCTATCATTTTTCAATATCCTTGATAGGGGTACAATAGAAGTTACATTGTCAGGGACTAACAATCTATAAGAGTCAGTATCCCAACAAAATAATAATACTTGTTTATTATTCGGTTTTGCTCTATTCCTTTTAGATTGTATATACTTATTGTCAAAGTCACTCGTGCATACGTTATATTTTAGCCTACGACTGTTTTGACTTCTGTATGTGACGATTGCATCCCCAGCATCGTCTAATTTTCTAACAAAATCTTCTTTCTTCATGTGATTCCTGTTGGTAGGTTAATATCTATTACCGTCCAATCATGGTGTCACTCTGTAAGGTGATTCTTTTAGATGTAAAAAAGTGCGGACAGTCCGAAGACTGCCCACATTCCAGGGGTATTAATCGTTAAGTTTGTTGATTAAGTTTGTGAAGTATACAGCTGCTTTACCAGTTAGTTTACTGATGATAGCACTGTCAGCTTCTTCGCCCATATCACTAATAGCTTTAATCAATCCATCTTGTGCAGCTGCGACATTTACTCTGCCACCGCCTCCACTTGATGAGGATTTGACTGCTGGTGTTTTCTTAACATAAACACCTGCTTTTGTTAGAATCATTCTGACACCATTTGGGCTCTCGCCTAATTCTTCAGCAATCATCTGTACAATCTCCATGCTATTCTCTGGAGTTGGTTCTTCAGCAGTATACATTTCAACTGCTTGTTCTTTACTTTCGTCTGTCCACGCCATGTTTCTTTTCCTTTTTAATTTATAGTTTTGTTTGTATTCGGCAAGAGTTGAGGTATTACGATAACCTGGAGCCCAACCTGTGGTCTCTAGCATTTGTTGGTAAAATCTATCACTCATTGCTTATTTCCTTAATATAAATATATTATACAAGAATTTTAAGCATGAGTCAAGAACTATTTTTTAGTAGCTAAAACCATAGGTAAGTATATCATCTTTGAACACTTCAGTAATTACTTGTTTACTTTTTAAAGTGTACCAGCTTTTCCAGTCCGTTATTGTTTTTTGACCTTGCATAACTGATATATCTTTTACATCTAGCTTTAAATTTTTTAATTCATTTTCCCAGTCATCAAATGCAATTAGTTCTGTACATTTTTTATAAGACTCTACTTGACCAACTAAATTATTTTCTTGAATCCAGTTATCAAAACCAATCCAATTTAGTCCATGCATATAGTGAAAGACGGCACGTTCATAAGGATTTCTTACTACACCTATCTTCGTACTACCTACTTCAAGTATTAGTACTTGATTCATTTTTTAAGCAACTTGCGTAAAGCTTGTAGTTTTTCATCAGCACTTGCAAGTTGTTCTACCCACTTGTCAAACTCAGGCAATAAATCAGAGTGCTCTCCAATACCTACTGAGTTTTGAAAGTATGTTTGTAGCACTGCTTGTGCTTCTTTAATCTGTGCTATATACTTTGCTTCTAGTGCATCGTAGTAGGGGTTTCCTATATACGCCATTATTTTTCTCCTAATAATCCTCTCAGAAATCCATTCTGATATCTAATCCTCTGATTCTCATTTAACATAGCTGGTAGTGAAAATGGTACTAGCAAGATAGCAAAGATAAATACTACGCTGTAGGAAATAAACCATTGTTTTCTTACTATATGCCCATGAGGAATTCTCCTCATCACAGGATAATAAATTGTGTAAAGTTGTAGTAACCATGCAGAAAGCCACATGGCTACAATATATTCTGACATAAATGTCCTTATTACATATACTCTTGTAAATGTCTTAGACTGCCCATCTCATATGATGCTAAACAATATTGTTTACCAGCATGGGTTAGATGTGGGAAGTATGTGTTTTTTAAATCATCTTGTGTACACTCTATTGTATCTACAAGATATACTTTGTAACCCCTCTCGTCTGAGAGCTCAGGTTTTAATTCTCTTTTTACTATCGCTGGATAGTTTTGTCTGATTGCCCAAACTCTTTCTTCAGGTTGAAACTCATCTGCTACACACTGTTCTGGTAGCATTGCGTTCCTTCTTCCTTCATAGTCGGTCATTGCCAACTTTTGTGGTACTCCGATTCTATCGATAATACCTTTGACAAACGCTGGAGACCTGTATAATGATTTAGCGATATCACTTATATTATCTCCTTCCAAATACATTTGTACTGTAGTTCTAATTTCTTGTGGCGTTGCCGCCTTACCTCTGTTCTGTGCTTTTCTTTTTGCACGGAACTCTTGCATCTCATGAAACTCTCCAATGATATTACCCAATCTAGTGGTGTTGTAAGCTATGTTTAGTATACTACATGCTTCTTTCTTAGTGATTGGTTTACTACCATCGGTAGGGTTTAATAACTCAATTACCTTGGTTATATTTGCTTGTGTGAGATTTTCGTGTTTTTTCGTTCTCATATGTTGCCCCTAATAAAATAATTCCGTAATGTAAAATCTTCAATAAGTCTGCTGTGTTCTTTCCATCTTTCTTTCCATATCTCTGTGCATACTTTATTATGTTTCCTAAACAGAAACCTTCTCCATGCCCTGCGTCAAATATGAACTCAGTAGACTGTATCTTATTCATACTATAATGTCCATCGTATGTGGACTCAATATAGCTTTGAAGCGTTTTGAGTGCTTCGTCCTCGTTAAACTTATTACTGTTGTATTCTGTCATCATAGTCCCCTTGTTCTACCATGAAAAAGCAAACTTGTACAAGTCTGCCTGTTTGTTTATCGTAGCCCCACCCTGCATTAGAGGGAGCATGCCAGTATCTTGCTGGATATACTATTGCTCTGTTGTATATATTTGCTGAGAACATATGGATATCAAAGTTAGGGTGTCCTTCCCATACATCTTTAAATCCTGTTGTACTGTCAAAAGTCACGTCCTTTGTTTTCCATATGGTTTTTGATTCTCTACTCCTAAAAAACGCAGTACCTGCTGTAGGGTCTGGCTCAGGAGATAGATATATAACTGCTGCATACTCTGTCCCACCATATGTAAGTTCTTTATTGACATTGGTTGCATCATGATGAATCCAATTTTGTGGAGACTTATCTCGTACAGTTCCTAAAGTAAAAGCACAGTTGCTAGTATCGTGTTGAAAGTCGATTATATTTCTATTCAACATATGCGATAATCTATTTCTCACATATAGTCTGTTCTGTTTTGAGAAAGTTCCTCTACTTCGTTGACCTGGAAACTTAGTTTGTTTTCCTTGTTGCCCTGGATGAAAGAACATAGCAAGTGCCTGTTCTCTCACTTTATCAGGGTCAGGGTAGAAATTTTCTTCTATTACTATTCTCACTTTTGCAATTCATTTAAAGTTTCAATTCCACCAACTATTTTTAATAGATACTCTTTCTTATCAGCTAATTCTTCTTCTAATAAATGTATCTCTTGTCTAGTCTTTGCTTGTTGTGTCTCTAAATTATTTAAAAGCATATCAGATTTAGACATAGTTTCTAGTGGTTCGTTTGTTATTCCTAATAGTGTACTAAGAGGTGTGTCTTTTCCCATGTTTTCTTACTCCATTTCCTAGGTGTACTTCGCTGCCATCAGACTTTCGCATGATGATATTTCTAAAGTAGTTTCCTCTTTCTAAATATGTTTTAATGGCTTCTTTTTGAGCTTTCTCTGAAGTGCCATCGTTAAATGTGAAGGTATATCCTCCAGCTTCTATCTTAATCATTTTGCTGTTATTCTCTCCTCATAGTCGGCGTAATCTTCATTCCACCAATGAGGCTTGTCTCTGTGAGACCATGCTGCAAATGTAGCTTTGTCAAGATGGTAGTAGTCCCGATAACTCTGTATAGGATTATCGTAGTCTTTCAATTCATCTGGCATTGCTAGTCCAAATTCTGTAAATCCTAGTCTGGGCATATTCTTTGGCTCAGGTAGTTTGTTTACTACTTCTACTATAGATTTGTGTTGTTTACCATAACGATAGTGGTACTCATCATTCAATGCGTTAGCATAACAATGAGTCCACTCAAAGTTATCCAAGCTCGACCTTACCCATATCGTACACGGATGATTATACATCATTGGTAAGTATGGCGTGAGCGGTCGCTGGTCAAGCGGTAGGTGCTTAATCTTGGCTTTCTCACTATTTAGTACCTCACGTTCGTCCTTGTCAAGCGCACGGGGTACAAAGCCTAGTTTGTCGTCAATCCATATCGCAGTACATAAGAGTTGTGCTGCCTCGAGAGGCATCTTTACTATGTGCTTGTCGACATGATACTCAGCGCATTTGTCTAGGTCTTCATCTAAATAAAACAGGTTCATGCTATCCAGCACTTATACTTGGGACATTCTCCAGATGTTGTGTCTAGGTCTGTTCCGCAGTGTTCGCACTCTCCAATATGAAATTTGTCAAACTCTTTTGTCTCTGAGTTCCACATATTGACTGTTTTGTGTTCGTTGTTATCTGTATTTTTCATATGTATATTATACTAAAATTATAACCATATGTCAAGTATTATTTTCTGATTTGTTACAATATGGACACTTCATGCCAACAGGAACGTAGACTACGTTCTTAACCCATCGACAGAAGTGTTTCCACATTGAGTCCATTAATTTCCGTTGATTTTATCCTTTGCTGTACCAGCATAAAGACCAAACCAAGCCGCACCAGCACCTACTATGACAGATATTAAACCTGACTGTTCGAGTGTTGGGTCTGGTAAATCCATGAACCACATTGTTGCGTAGTATAGTAAGAATATGTATACTGAAAGAAAAGCTCTCGGGAAGATTCTCCATGCGTCTATCATATTTGATAAGAATATCCAACGTTGCCATGGATTATCTGGTTCCTTATTTGCTTTGAGTTCTGTAATCTCAGCTTTAAGATTACTATTCTCAGTCACCAGTTCCATAAACTTACTTAAGTCTATCTCTACTTCGTTCCGTGACATATCGCCACTGAATCGTTCGTCTGCCATAATATTCTCCTACGGCTTCCAGTCGTACCAATCATTCCTTTTGTAAGGCTTGTCTCCTCTTTCTTGAAAGTGAAAACTGATTGATATTCTTGGACTTAGGGTTTCTACCCTATGGAATAGACCTTTCGGAATGTAAAGTAAATCACCTTCGTCAAGCTCTATTATTCTACTAACAGTAACATCCTCTTCTTTTGGATGGTAGTTGTGAGTAACGAATTCTTTATAAATGTACCAACGTATCTTGCCCCTTACATGAAAGAGAAAGTTATCGGTACTATCTGCATGGATTGGAAAGGTCTTAGCTTTTGCTTGCTTACTGCAATATATGTTTGCCTGTCCAATTCCATAATGTTTTTCAAACTCTTGGCATTGTTTCCACATAGTTTCGTTTAGGAACTCACTTAGTGTGAGTATCATACTACTACCTTGATTCCATAAATCAAGTATCTCCTCTCTATCTCTATGCTTTTGAGATTTTTTCTTACACCACTTTCTTCCTGAGGGTAAAACCATTTGTAGTTGTGGAGTTCTATCCCAACTTCCTATTCTATATTGATTAAGATAATTGTCTAATTCTTTCCAACTATAATAATCTTTGAAAATATTTTTAGCTGATTTAATGTAAAATGCCTTCTTGCCTTTAAGTTCATCATTAAACTTTTCTACCCCGATGGGGTTTAGTAGCTCTTCAAATTTCATTTACAATTCCATAATATCGCCACCATACTTCCATTATGTCATTCCTTTCGTGAGTACCTTTTAATGAGTAAATATAATTTGGATGCCAAGGTTGATAACTTAGCCCTGTAAAGTGTACATGCCATATGTCTTTTAAATCAAAATGAGTTTCTGTACTCTGAAGCACACTAGTATCTGCTCCATCAAAGCTGTTCCATTTAGCACTTATTTCATGTATCATAGTTGCTTTTTCTCTGTGAGGGCATCCAGCTCTTTCAAAGAATACATACTTGTAAGTATCTCCAACATTATTAATATCTCTAATATGATGTATGTCATCTACCCAAGGTCTCGCTTTTTCACAGTCTATTAACATCACACTATCAGAGTACCATCCCCTTTCAAGAGGTGTTCCTTTATGCTTTCCACCATTCCAACAGTCTGCTTCCCAGCACATACCAAAAGGCTTTCCTTTTAAATCTGTATTCCACAATTCTGCTATATCTTTAAAATTTAATTGGTCTACGTCCATGTATATAGCTTTGCCTTTCCAATTGCATAACTCTGGTATAGCATACCTGAAGTATGAAAAAGGAGTACCCCAAGTGCTTCTATCCCAATCAGGGAACATACTAGGTCTTAAAAATGTTATGTCTAGTTTTTCATTTGTATTTTTATGTAATGAATATACTAATACTTTTTCTGCAGCAGTATCTTGGTGTTCGCTTGTTCCTATAAATATTTTAATCATAATCTATTACCAATAGTAGTGAGTCTTCTTTTGGAACTATGGTACGTAATAGAAGATTTCCTACTAAAACTCCTCTGTCTTTGCCCTCTAGTTTTCTAGGAAATATATTCTGTTGTCTTACTGCTTTTAACCAAAGACCTTCTTCTCCATGTCTTATATCTGAAAGAGCTAACATAGCTTGTGGGGCAGCTTTTTTACTTGTCAATACCCATACTGCTCCCTCTAATAAAAATATGGCAGATTTTTTAAAGTTAGGTACTGTGACTGTTATATTTTTATACATTTTTATAACTTCTATTCTGTTCCCTGATATATAATTTGCAAGGTTATTATTTCTAATTTTAGGTGTTTCTTCGCTTTTGGGTTGATTTCTCATGTCAGCTGTCCACAATAGTTCTTTTATCTTATTTCTTATGGGTGGATAGCTTGTTACGTAAGGTGTACTTTTATACGAAGGATGACAATGGTATAATTGAAAACCATCTCCATGTATAAAGTCGGGATTTCTTTGCCATAAATTTAAACTTGCTACATTTTTGCAAAGTTCACTTATGTCTCGTGGAAGGATTAGAGTGGGACTCATATGACTGCCAGGTCCTGCACTCTTAGGTGTTAATTTCTTTTTCTTTTCTATAACAGGCAGAGTGTTTTCTTCGCCATTCATGTCGACAGTTAGTAAATCATCGAGTGTTGTCTTTGCCATTTAGTTCTTCCAGTTTAATTATTCTATCTTCTAGTTCTTCTAACCAGTCTTCGTTTTCTTCAAATCTTGCTTGTGCTGGTTCGTTATTATCAAACCAATCTGCCTGTTTCTGCATTTCTCTTTTCCACATTAGCATTTGAAATAAATGTTTAAACATTACTTTGGTGCTGGTACTCTATATTGCCCTTCTTCCTGAACATTACTGAATATAGGGTCTTTTAGTTCTCTATTTTCTGGTAGTATATTTATAAGTTGTTCTACTTCTTCTTCTAATAGTTCTAAAGCCTCGTTAAAAGAAGTATGTCTTATACTATCTATAGACATATCAAAAACTATTCTAGGATAGTCTCCTAAATTTCTATCAGATAACCACTGGTTTCCATCAAGATTTCCTGCTAAAACTGTCCAATTTGTCATTCCTGGGTTAGTATCATGTTTATCTTTTATTTTTGTAGACTTACCATTTTCTACATAAGTTGTATAACCTTCTCCACTGTTCCATATGAATCGTATGAAATAACGGGGTTTGTTCTTTGAGTTATGCCAAGCAGTCCATCCATATTTAGGAGGCTGTACTTCATAACTATCCCAATACCATTTATTAGAAATTAAAAGTTCTTCATTAAAGTACTGTATAAATTTATATTTTGCTCTATCAGGTATAGGTCTTGTCCACGGATAGCTATTATTAAAGGTTGCTTGCACAGTATTAGACTTAGTAGTATATCCTATTTTATCAGCATAATCATTGGTATTTGTTTCTTCTATTCTGCCATCATTGACTGCCATAAGTTGTCTAAGTCTATGATAACTATTATTTGGCATTGGTACTGATTTAAAAGTTTGAGGTAATTTTAATAACCTTTCAGTCATTACATCTAAATGTTGTAATAATCTATAATTTTTGAGGTCTACTTGTTTTATCATTTTTCATCTTTTTTCTCGCTTGGAGCTGTAACTGTTCGATAGTATATTACTACTTCTCCTAGTTGATTGATGTACCTTTTTAATTCCTGCATATCTTCTGACATGACCTTGTAATCTCCAATGGTTGTTCCTACAAAGAGTACTTCTCCATTGTTTTGTTCTTTCATTTCATCCAAGAACTGGTCTAGGTAGGTATAACCTTCAGGCCACTCTGGATTTTCTGTATCTTCTTTGAGACAGGACTTTGGTCTTTTCATACTGCCGTCATCTTGTACTCTTTTAATACATGGATTTGCTATTCTTGCATTTGATACTACCCACCACTGAGGAGCTGTAAGCTCTAATGGTCTGGGTAAGTCTGGTTGCATGATGTCAATTTCTAGTGGTTTAGATACTATCTCTACTTTTTTAGTAGGAAGTAAACTACAACTACTTATCGTCAGTGCTAGGCACAGTAAGCTGGTATAACTTTTCTGTATCATCTTCCATTCCCTCCATCACTTTTTCACTACCATTGTTGAACCTGTTTGACATAAGTCCAGGCTTTTTCAATGCTAACATATCTAAATTGTGTCTGCTAAATATTGCAAGATACTCTGCTTTTTCAGCTTCTATTTCTGAGTTTCTTCTAGACATATTCATAAGAGACTTACCTTGTTTTTCATAAGACTCTCTCAGTGTGTCCATTGCCTCTTGCTGGGCTTGTACTGCATTTTCTAACTTAATATTGTTTTCTTTTAAGGTTTCATTCTGACTGTATAGAAAGTAACATAGACCTCCTAATACAACTAATCCACCTATAGTTAATTGGTTCATAGTTCTGTTATCCTATAGTTTAATCCCTCTGCGCCTCGTATTTCTACTAGTTCTCCATCTTGTGTGGTGAATGAGAGGAATTTTTCTTGTTTTTTGTGGAATTTTTTGACTACAAAGCTCTGGTCGTCTGCGTCTCCCCATGTGTGATTATAACTAACATCTAGTTTATAATATGTAATGAACAGGGACTTAAACCAGTTCCACCACGCTTTAACTTTTTCTTTAAACTCTTGCATATTCTTTAATATATCCTTTGATTGATACTATTTTATCAGTATCTCGATTGAATACTATACCATAACACCAAGGCTTGAGAGCATGTGAGTGTGGGTATTGTATTCCTACTTCATCACACCATTTTATTACTTCATAATGATTTTTAGTAGTAATAAATATATCACTCTGATTAAACTCTTGTTTTTTACTATATGTTCTACTATAGCACCAAACTTCTGAGTATTTAGGTAATTTTATACTTGTTTTTAGGTGTTTAACTAGTATTTTTAGTATTATTTCCTTACTATTTAGTCCATATTTAAGTCCATAGTGTAAGGGTCTATTTAGTCCGACTCCTTTTATTCCATACTCCTCCAACGGAGGTCGTTTATTATATCTGTATAGACTAATACTAGGTTCTTTGTAAGGTTTTCTATATCCATCGTACTTTCCAATAAGATTTATTTCATCATAAACCACATTGGGAAATACGCTAAGTAATTCACTTAATATTTCCTTTCCTTCTGGTAGGGTAGTTGAGTAATCCACTCTTACTACTTCTCCTTTACACCATACTTTATCTGTATAGTTAATGAGATAGTTTAAATGTGGCTCCATTCACTACCTTCATATAGTAATGCTTCTGCTTCCCTTCTTCTAATAAGTCCTTCTAGTACTTTACCACCAGCTTTGTTCCACCTTTTGATTTGAGCTGGGACTCCAGCATGGTCGCTAGAGTTGATGACTTTCAACATAGTTGAAGCTTGAAGGTTGCCATTACCGAGATTGAACACCCAAGACACAATTGCATCGAATTGATTCTGAGATAGTGGAACAGATACTGCTGTGTTCACATAGTTTTCATACTCTACTATTTCTTCATCAAACAATTCATCAGCTCTGGACTGTGATATGCTCATTCCTTCTACAGCTGTTTTGATGTGACCATAACCAATAGTCCATACACCAGCAGCACACTTATATGCTTCTAGTTCACAGCCTTCAAATTTTTTAATTAAACTTTTTCCTTCTTCTGATATTTTCATATTTTTCCTTATAGGTTGGGGAGCCAAAGCTCCCCTAATACATTCTGACAGTTTATGAGAGAACAACAATGCTATTCATCATTATGCCACCGAAGGCAACTACGAGAGTGTAATTTGCAACCATGTTGCAGAACTCTCCATTCTCACATATACTATCACGAACTTTTGCTAATGTTTTCATTAATTAATCTCCAAGATTTTTCTCTTGGAATCTGGAGCTCGTGTTAGTTGGATTGTCAGTAATCCGTCTTGTAGACTTACTTCATCTACTTGTAGGTCAGCGTTTAGAATAAATCTTCGTTCAAAAGATTTCAGACTTAGCCCCTGATGAACAAATTGTTCGCCAGCTCCCAGTTTCTGTTCCTTTTTACCCTTGATGTGGAGTTCTTTGTTATCAAAAACAATCTCCAACTCATCTTTTTTCCAACCTGGTACTGCAACTTCTATACGATAGTCGCCTTCCCTTTCGATTAGGTTATATCTCGGATATCCACTCTCCGTATAAGACGGTAGTGTAGGCATATCCAATCCAAGCCAAAATTTACTTAAATCTATACTCATAATTTTCTCCATAATTCCTTTTCAGTAAATACTCGCATCTCCAAAAACGGTAGATGCACCAATACGCAAGTGAAACCTATCACTTACAAAATAATTATATCAAAATTTAACCTTGATGTCAAGAACTATTTTTCAGAGTCATCGAACTCTAAGATTCCTTCCTTTTCCAAATAGTCTATCGTGGTTTGTATTCCGAATTGTTTTCCTAGTGTATAAGCAAGATGTACACTCATCACTAGAAAAAATAAATAGTATATGTCATTTTCATTCATAGATATATTATAGCAACTTTCCAAGCATAAGTCAAGAATAATCTGTAACATACCTAAAAATAGTTCTTGACATCAATTAAAAATTTTTGTATAATATCTGTATGATAAAATATCTAGAAAATACACTAAATATTACAGACAAGCATAAATTTTTGTTTTATGACAATCTGAATTATAAATTTTGTCTAAACTTCACTAAAGATGATGAACTTGGAATGTTTGCGTCTCATTTTATTACTAAGAATGAACCTAGTGTAGATGGTATACACGGAACTCCTTTAAATAATGAAGAAGATAGACTAGAGATGATACGTATTTTTTATGATATACTCAAACAATTTGATATGCCAAAACCAGACTTTATCAATAGACTTTGTATAAATATAAACTATCACAGGAATGTAGATGTTAAGCGACATTTTGACTTTCATCCACAAGAACCAAGATGTTATAGTTTAATTACTTATTTAACTACAAGTCCTTATGCAGATACTTATGTGTGGGATGAAGATGGTAAGAAGCATACTTTTGAAGCAAGAGGAGGTTGTTCCCTTCTCATTTCAAATTTAAAACATTCATTTAAACTGCCACAAAATGGTATAAGGTCAGCACTTGTAGGAACATTTAGATATGATAATTGAAGATAAAAATTTCATCAGTCAAGGTCTAAAAGACCAAATACAAATGTATCTAGACCAGACATACTATCGACTACTGCCATGGAATGTAGACCCAGCACACGCGAGTCCATTCTTTGTTGCAGACAAAATGGCATTGATTGATGAACATGAGACTGAGTGGATTGATATTCTTGATGCGTTCTGGAATAAACATTTCAATCAAGATGTAGACCCAGATAAGATAGAAACACTCAGAATTAATAACACCTTTCCCAATGGACAGGTCAAATGTTTACCTCATCGCGACCATAGTGGAGATTATTACAATTTTCTACTTTGTCTCAATGAACCTCTAGATGATACTTCAGCAACAGTAGTCATAGGAGAAAAAGGTAATATACAGCACGTTTGCTATCCAGAGCAATGGAAAGCATTAGTATTTAAAAATCGTACTCACTTTCATTATTATCCGAAAGTGGGACACAGAACAATGATGGTAGCAACAATTTATGAATAAAGCATGGACAATGGTAGAAAAAGATTTTTTGAAAAGACACTACAATCGTATGTCAACAGAAGATATTGCAAAACAGCTGGACAGAAGTACGTCACAAATCGCATCACAAGTATACTATCTACGAAAACGTGGATGGACTTTTCACAGGAGGGCAGATGCCAAGAGTTGAGTTAAAAGGAATGAGTTTCGAAAAAGGACTTCGAATCTTTCGGAAAAAGTGTGATAACGCTGGGATAAAAGAGGAGTGTAGAAACAGAAAATATTATATAAAACCCAACGCTAAAAGAAATGAAACGAACAATTATCGAAAGCGTTCACGAGAATTAGAGGCACGAAAACTCTTTCAACGAGAGAGACTTCGTAGAATTACAAAGCGTTC